ACAGCTTGGCAAGCTCGCGCTCAAACGATGCACCCTTGTTCCTGCTGTTAACCATTGCGGCGTATCCCGCGCAGCGCGTCAGCCGGGCTAAACGCAGGCTCATCGGCCAGCATTTTATCCAGCGCCTGATCCAGAATATCATCGGCTAGCGCAGCCATAGAGCGATGCGCTGATGCGTCCAAAGCCAGCCGCAGCTTGTCCATTGTGGTTTTTCTGAGCCGGAAATGCGCCTGTGTCGTGGGTGCCATTGCATTTTTCTTTCGTTTGTTTTCAGTAACTTGTGCGATTTTGTACAAAAACATATACAGCCACTCTTGTACCACACTGGTAGAATGTGTATATAGTTATTAAAGGCTAGTAACAAAGGGAGATAGCAATGACTAAATACGTTGCTTACTATCGTGTCTCAACAAAGCGCCAAGGCCAATCAGGTCTTGGCCTCGAAGCCCAGCAGGCGCTGGTTGCGCCATACGCTGACGGCATCATCCATTCATTTACTGAGGTCGAGAGCGGCAAGGTTGATGCCCGGCCACAGCTTGACGCTGCCCTCGCGCTATGCCGCGAGACTGGCGCGTCTATCCTCATCGCCAAGATCGACCGCCTGTCGCGTGATGCCGCGTTCTTGCTGACACTGCGTAAAGCTGGCGTCGATATCGTTGCCGCTGATATGCCAAACGCTGGCACGTTAGAGTTCGGCGTCCGGGCTGTTGTCGCACAGCATGAGCGGGAAGAGATCAGCAAGCGCACCAAGGACGCCCTCGCAGCCGCCAAGGCGCGTGGCGTCAAGCTGGGCTGCCCTAACCCACGCGCTGGTGGCCTTGCCTCTGGTGCCGTGCGCCGGGAAAAGACACAGCGCATTGCCAGCAAGGCGATGCCAATCATTAGCGCGATGCGTGACGCTGGTGCGTCACTACGCGCTATCGCCGCCAGCCTTAACGACGCTGGCATCACAAGTACAATGGGCGGCCAGTGGTATGCGTCCAGTGTGCGCAACATAATGGGAGCAAACTAATGGGATTTGAAGATGACCCGCAGGCAAAGACTGCGGATTTGATTGGCAACGTCAAGAAGGCTGACCCGCTTACGTTTGAAAACAAGCTCGGCGGGTCGTCCGGGTTAAACTTTGGCGAACCGGCGCTGACCCGCAGCCAGAAAGAGTGGCGCAAGAAAAAGGAAAGTGTGCGCTTCGGCACGTTTAGCAGAAAGGGGCAAGCTAATGGTTAAAGATACAATCGGTATGCTGTTTGTAACAGCATTTGTAATCACGTTTTTTACTAACGCCGTCACCGACTGGAACTTCTGGTATTTGATGGCTCGTTTTGGGGGTGCAAACTAATGGAAATAATTAGGCGAAAAGACGCAATTGCAAAAGGGCTGGTGCGATACTTTACTGCAAAGCCTTGCAAGCGCGGTCATGTTGTTGAGCGGCACACAATTGATGGGCAATGTTTGGAGTGCAGCAAAACAAAAACTAAAAGAATGCGGGTAAAGCACAGAGATAAGCGCCTCGCATATGAAGCTGAATACAGAAAAAATAACCGTGATTTGATTTTACAGCGCAGCGCTAATTGGAGAAAAAACAATCCTGATGCAATCAAAGAATACTCAAAAAAATACTATTGGGAAAACTTGCAGGCCTGCACAGATCGAACCAATAAATGGAAGGAACAAAATTACGATTATGTTTTGCAGAGGCGTAAAGAGTATTATGAAAATAATTTGCAAAAATGCAGGGCATCATCGAAAAGATGGAAAGACAACAACAGGGAAAGGGTCAGCATTTATAATGCTATGAAACGCCCAGAGCGTGATAAGCGGCTTAAAGCGGCTACGCCGGAATGGGTCGATAGAAGCTCTATTGTTATTAAATACAAAGAGCGCGACTGTTTAAACCGAATGACCGGCTTGGTGCATCACGTTGATCATGTCGTGCCATTGAAAGGCAAAAACATTTGCGGCCTTCATGTGCCGTGGAACTTGCGAGTTATTCTTGCGAGAGACAATTTAGCAAAATACAACCGATGGGAGACAGTATAATGGTCGGAAAACTTACACCAGATAATCAGTTGAGCGTCAGCCGGTTGCCAGCATTGCTTAATGCATCACCGTGGCAAACGCAGAATGAACTGCTTGAGGAAATGATCAGCATTGATGAGGGCAACCCGCCAACGCGCATACCGCAAAACGAACCAATGGAACTGGGCGATTTCTTTGAGCCAATGATATTGCGTAAAGCTGCCGAGCGGCTGGGCTTAACCAATGTCGAGACTAACATCACCGTGCCATACCAACATGATTTCTTGCCGCTGGCGGCCAGCCTTGATGGCACTGGCGTTGGCAAAGGATCAGTCATAGCCAATTGGGATAAGGGTATTTATGTGCCTCAAGGCGGGGCAATTGACATTGAGGGCGTTGGTCTGATTGAAGCCAAACTAACGTCAGCCCGGCCAGAAGAGATCCCGGCGACACACCGTGGCAGATACCAGTTGCAAGGTCAGATGATGTGTACTGGCTACAAGTGGGGCTGCGTTGCCGTGCTGTATCAAAGCACAACGCTGCGCCTGTTTGTTTACCGCGCCGATGAGGCAATACAAAAGCGCATCCGCGAGGCGGTTATTGATTTTGAAAATCGCCGAAAAAATATGGACAAATACCCGGTCGTGTCACCGGCAGATGGGGTGGCGGCGTATGGCCGGGTCGATGCTGACGCGCCACCGCTAGAGCTAGAAGGCGACGACGCAATGTGGGTTGATCATTTGATGACGGCCAAGGCCAACAAGGCGATGGCCGAGCGTGAGATCGACATTGCCACCGCTGCCATAATGGACACGATGGGCAGTCACGACACAGCCTTTGCATCGGTTGGAAATCGCCGGGTGCAGGTCAAATGGCCGACCCGCAAAATGCGGGCGCAGCCTGAGAAGGTGACCCCGGCCAAGCCTGAGACTGTCATGCGGCAAAAAACATTAACGCTAAAGGAGATCGACTGATGCCACCAAAGCGCCAAGAAAGCTCGTGGAAGCCGGTTGTTGAGGCTGTGGCCGCTTATCACCGCCACAACGGCCACGGCCCGACAGTGGACGAAATAGCCTACGCAATAGGCCGATCAAGAACCGCCGTCAGGTTTCAGCTAGACAAGTTGATCGAGGATGGCATCATCACACACACGCCCGGCAAGATCAGGACGATCCGGCTGGCTGAATAGGGGGGCGAAAGCCCCTTTATTTTGTTAGGCCTTTCATCTTCTCAAAGCTACGCATCCCGCCAAGCCCCAACATACCCATCAGGACAGTAAGCAAGCTCGACATATCAAACTGAGGCAGGTCGGGCAAAGCCACACCGGCATAGGCACTAGCAAAGATAACGAAAGGCGCTAGGACAAAATGCCAGCACAGGGCAACGCCACACGTCCAGCCAACAAATGGACGCCACCCAGCCACGAAGATTGACCTGTGAGACGCCTCAGCCTTGTTTATCTCCAGTTGCCCCTTAGCCAGCTCTTGCGCGTGCCTGTCGGCCATTGTGGCCAGTTCATGCGCCAGCTTATTCTTTTGGTCTTTGTCTTCGATAAATTTGTCCAGCAATCCTGTCACTGGCGCGATCAATGCTTCAATCATTTTTTCACCGTCTCATGATTTAACCAAACTGCAAACATGCCACTGAAGCAACCGCATATCGTGCTAACAAATGCGGTTTGCTGTGTTGTCGCAGATGCTCCAAGATCGTACATAAACCAGCTTGCCGCTTCCCAAACCAGCAGGCTGCTTAGCAGCATCATTCCACGCGGCAATAATTTCCAGCGCAAAAAGCGCTCCATCGTTATTTCAGCCATCAGCCAGCGCCCTAAACCTTGCCGTGATTCGCTTTGCCCGATTGGGCGTCTGGTCGAACCAGCGCGAATCCTCAGCCTCGGCGGCTACGGTAAGCCACGCTTTTGGATCGTCCATAGCCTCAGCTACCGCAGCCCACATCTTGACGAACTTCGAGCAGCGTGGGTATCCAAGCTGGAATGTCATGTTGCAGAGGCATAGGGCTGCGTCTGGATAACGCAAGTCAAGCTCATTAAAGTCAACACCGACGTTGCTGCATAACCGGCCACAATCCTCAATCGTGACGGCAATGTCGAGATTAAAGCGCTGGCGCACCCGATCCTCAGACACAGGCGTTCCAACCGGCAGGCCGTATTCTGGATCATGTTCTTTTACCAGTCCTCCAATTCCAAATGTCGGCAATCCAAGATGATCTAAATAAATTATATGCTCGCCATCATCGTTTTTTACGACACCCTCTTCGGCAGCGATCTCTTCTCTAAGCGCGTCTTTGTTCATCGCCTCATCTCCAGAATCGTATCAATCGTTTTAGCCCACGAATCAGATTCTGCCTCAGCCGTGAAAACCGACTCACGCAGGCGCAGACTGTATTGCCGTACAGCCGTAATCGGCATGAACAGGCACCGCCGGGCATTGGGGGAAACAAGG